ATTAGGTATTGAGTTTGAATTAGAATCAGAAGCAGAAAAATCAATCAAAAGTAACCAACTTATTATTTCTGGTACGGCTTCTTATGATTTTGAACACTTTGCCGAATATTGGAAACGTTGGAGAGAGATTATTACTAGCCGCGGTGATTTAGCTAAGCTAGCTAGATACGACATTGATGGTAAAGACTTTAATTGGCGCGATTATTCTATTATTAGAATTCCTTACGAAATTATTCCCGAAGGTTTCATGGATGCTCCAACTGTAGCGAGAGCAAAAGCAACTAGCCATATTTCCACTTATATGAAAGAATATGGCGCGGTATTTGCTAAAGACTCACTAGGTTTCTTTAAACGTAGTCTTATCGAAGCTTGTACCGTAAAAGAAACTGTTGACTATCATCAGATGCCAGAAGATTTAACACCTTTTTCGGCTTATATGAACGGCGACCCAAATAAAAAATACGTTATAGGTATTGACCCAGCCTCCGATGTTGACAACTTTTCTATCATTATCTTAGAAATTAATAAATTACATAGAAAAATTGTATACTGTTGGACTACTAACAAAAAAGACCATATGGAGAGAATCAAACACAATCTGACACAAGAAAACAACTATTATGCTTTCTGTGCTAGAAAAATTCGCAACTTGATGAAACGATTTAATATTGTTGCAGTTGCCATTGACTCGCAGGGTGGTGGTAAGCAAATTGTCGATTCACTAAACGATAAGGAAAGAATAGAGGCCGACGAGAGTTATTTGTGGCCGATTATCGAGGAAGACAAAGAAAAGCCAACGGATGCTTTTGCTGGTAAACACATTGTTCATCTAATCAACTTCTCTAATGCTGAATGGACCGCCGACGCGAATCACGGTATGAAGAAAGACTTTGAAGACAAAGCCCTAATTTTCCCTTTCTTTGATTCTGTTATTTTAGCTTCTATTCAAACGCAAACAGCTCAAGGCGAAAAGATTTACGACACACTTGAAGATTGTTACTTTGAGTTACAAGAATTAAAAGATGAGTTGTCTATTATCGTACATAGTAAAACTCCTAGCAACAATAGAGATAGATGGGATACTCCAGAAACAAAACTGCCAAATGGTAAAAAGGGTAGGATGCGTAAAGACCGTTACTCAGCTTTATTAATGGCTAATGCTATTGGTAGAACTATTGAAATTAGAGATTTTGAACGCCGCGTACAATATCAACCAATCGGAGGTTTTGCTAGCGGTTTAATTTTAGCTGAAGATTGCAAGGGTAGTCCGTTACAACAGAAGCCTGACTGGTTCAACGACGATTATTACAAGTATTTGTAAAAAATGGCGTATAATAGGTATACGGATTACTAATTCAATTACATGGTGAACTATGAAAACAATAAAAAATGGTGGGGCGGCTTCAAAGATTTACGGTAACAATAGTTACTATTCTAATCCAGCATACGCCGGCGTTATAGAAGAGTACGGCGCTCTATCTTCAAGTAAGACATTTGCATCCTTTCAATCGCCACTAAATAATAGAACTTTCGTGGATTTTGAAAGCAATACTAGCATTCGTAGTGAGTTTGGTAGAAGTGATTACGATTATTTCAGACCAAATGAATCTGTACCACGAAATATTGAAGAGATTATCAAATGGTCTATGGAAGCTTACAAACACGTCGGTATTATTAACAATGTTATCAATTTGATGGGCGACTTTACCTCTCAAGGTATTAAGTTCGTACATCCAAATCGTAAAATCCAAAAGTTTTATAATACATTAGCCGAAAAGTGGAAGGCGGACCATGTTTCTGAACGTTTCGCGAACACTTTTTATCGCTGTGGTACTGTAGTTATTCATGGGCTAGAAGGAAAAATTACAGTCGCGATTAAAAACAAATGGAGTCAAACTGAGGGCGCTGTAGATGTTAAAGTTAAAGAGCCAGAAGCTGAATCCAAAATCATTCCTCTAAGATTTGTTATCTACAATCCACTTAGTTTGGAAGTTTTAAATAGAGGCGCGTTGCAATTTACTGACAAGCCTATTTTTGCGCTTAAAATAGCTGGTTTAATCAAAGAATTAAACGGTGGCTTAAATGATGAGCATCGCTCTCAATATTACGAAAGCAATATTCCCGCTAATTTTATAGATGCTATCAAAAACAGACAAAAACTTATACCTTTAGACCCTGACAAAGTAAACGCTTATTACTACAAGAAGGATGATTGGGAGGTTTGGGGAACACCTATCGTTGCGCCTATTCTAGATGATTTAGTTCGTTTGGAAAAGCTAAACCTAGCTGATATGGCCGCTTTAGACGGCGCTATTTCTCAAGTTAGACACTGGAAAGTTGGTAATCTAGACAAAAACATCAGTCCTAGTGCCGCCGGTATCAATAAAGTTAGAGCGTTGCTCGCCAAGAATATTTCTGGTGGTGTTAGAGAGCTTGTTACCGGTCCTGAAATTGACTTTAAGGAAAGTAATACTAACGTTCACCAATTCTTAGGTAGTGAAAAATATCAAGCTACACTTAATGCTATTTATGCTGGTTTGGGTATTCCACCAACATTAACTGGTGTAAGTACAGCCTCTGGTTTTACAAATAACTATATTTCTATTAAAACGTTGGTAGAAAGATTAGAATACGGTAGAACAAAACTTAAAGAGTTCTGGCAAGAGCAATTAAATAAAGTTGCGGAAGCTATGGGCTTTAAGACTCCGGCCAAAGTTGTATTTGACCAGATGATTATGTCTGATGAGGCAGCCGAAAAAGCTTTATTACTACAATTGATTGACCGCGATATCATTTCTCTTGAAAGTGTTCGTGGTAGACTTGATTTTGATGACGAAATTGAAAGATTGCGAATTGATAGAGAATATACTGAGCGTCAAGAGGCAAAAGATGGTCCACAAAAAGCTGGTCCATTCCACAACCCTCAACAACAACACGAATACAAGAAATTGTTACTTAGTGGTGGCGATGTTACGCCTGGTCAGATGGGTTTTGACCTTCCTGATAAAAAGCCTGGCGAAAAAACAAGACTTGAAAAACAAATGGAAATGAAGAAATACGCTCCACCTGGTCAAAATGGTAGACCTAAAACTAAAAAAGATAGCACGAAGCGCAAGCAAAAGACTGTTAAGCCTAGAACTTCCGCTGAAATGTTTGTGTGGACTTCGGCAGCATATAATAAAGTCGCCGACATCACAACCCATATTTTCCTTTCCATGCTTGATAAGAAGAATGTTAGGATGCTTAGTGTAGCACAAACATCACAACTTGAAAGCTTGAAAGCGGATGTGCTAGATAACATTCAACCTTTTACCACTATTACAGAAGATTTGGTGTATAATATATTAGAAAAACAGCCAAGTGTCTCTGTTGTATTTACAAACATTTTCCGAGAACTTTATAACAGTTTTGTGACTTCAAATAAACGTAAACCATCAACGGAAGAACTTCGCAACATTACAGTTGCGTCATACGTTGAGGCAAAATCAATCTAAAATTTATTTTTTGGCGTATAATACTACGAGGTCATAAATGAACATATTTTCTCAAGAGGTTAAAGATGGTCTTGGAGAATTAATCACAGCAAACAATAAAGTTACGTTAGCTGGCTCGATTCACTCTTCAAAATTATCACAAGAAGAAGTTAAAACAGCGTTGGCATCCGCCAACTTGGAATTTGATGAAGATTTATTTCCTTTAGATGCTGTTTTAGTAAGCACTGGCTGGAATAAGAATACTGACGTTTTTGACAAAGCTGAAACGTACAGAGCCAGAGCTACACCGATTCATAAACAATTGAATTTTATGCATGATGACAATGTCATTATCGGTCATATGATTGATTGCAATGTTATCGCTCAAAATGGCCAAGCTATAGCCGAAGATGATTTATCAGATTTTGATATTATTTTTAGGTCTGTAATCTATAAAAATTTTCGAGATTCAGAAAAACAAGAAATTGTTAACTCGGTTCTAGCCAATCTCGATAAATGGTTTGTTTCGATGGAGTGTTTCTTTGACGGGTTTGATTACGCGTTAATAGACATAAAATCTCAAGAACATAAAGTTGTAGCTAGAACGGAAACATCTGCATGGTTAAGCAAACACTTACTTGCTTATGGTGGTTCTGGCGAATATGACGGTTATAAAGTAGGTAGGTTGTTAAAAAATATCACTTTTAGTGGTGTTGGGATTGTAGATAATCCAGCGAATCCAAGAAGTGTTATTTTAACAAAATTTGAACCAACTTCTATAGAAGCTAATTTAGAAAGTGTAAATATGGATGAATTAAATGAAGTAAAGGCTAAACTTGAAACAGAAGTTTCAAAAGCTCAAGTTTTAGCTACAGAAAATCAAAATCTAAAATCTCTAGCTGATGAAACAAAGAGTGTTCTAGCCGAAACTCAAGAAAAACTCGAAGCTAAGGTTGCAGAAGTAGAAGCTCTAAAAGCTGAACTACAAAAGCTAGTTGCAGAAAAGAAAAAGGCTGACCGTAAAGGTAAGCTAATGACAATGTGTCAAGTTGATGATGCTCGTGCTGAAGAACTTGTTACTAAATTTGCAAGCGCTGACGATGAATTGTTTGAAGAGGTTGTTAAACTAGCGACCGTTCAAGCTAAAGAAGAAAAGAAAGAAGAGAAGAAAGAAGAAAAAGATGATAGTAATGTAGCTGAAGTTATTACAGATAATATCGAAGAAGCTAAACCAGAAGATGTCACAGCTAGTGTAACTGAGCCAGAAGTCGTTAAA